GGTGATCTACTCGTATGGTCGCCAGTCGGTGACGATGAAGGATGGCACTCGCTGGTTGGTTCGAGCTGCAACGCCATCGGCTGGTCACGGCTTGAGTGTGGACTTACTTATTGTCGATGAGCTTTATGGTTGCTCGGCTGAAAGTATCGAGGACGGCATGATTCCGACCCAGCGCGCACGGCGTGATCCGTTGATGTCGTGTTGGTCAACTGCTGGCACTGAGGAGTCGGTCGTGTTCAAGAGGATGCGTGAGCGAGGCATTGCAGAGATTGACATGGGCATCAGGTCTCGTTTGTATTACGCCGAGTTCAGCCCCCCGGCACATCTGAATCCAGAATCGAAAGAGGCGTGGCCCTACAGTAACCCTGCCCTCGGTACAACCCTAGAGATGGAAACCATCGAGGAAGAATCACGGCAACCCAACAAGGCTGCCTTCCTACGCTCTGCTGTAAACATTTGGGTCACCTCGCATCGCAGCTGGCTCGATCAGGGTCTGGTCGCTTCACTCAATGACGCTGGCGAGTTACCTTCTGAGGGTGGTTGGCTTGCTGTGGAATCCTCCACGGATGACATGCGTTTCGTAGGGGTCAGGGCTGTTGAGGTTGGCGACAAAGTGCTCGTGACTGTGGAGTTCATTGTGGACAACTTGCGTGACTTGTGGACAGCAGTTGAGAAAGCCAAAGCAGATCACAAAGGTTTACAAGTTGCCTGTGGCGCAACGCTCGACGTGCATCTTTCCCCAGCGATGAAAGGGTCAGCAATTCTTGTCGGCGTTCGAGAGCTGCAAAAGTGGACGACAGTTGTGAGGTCTATGACGATGGCTGGACAAGTTCGCCACACAGGAGAAGAGCTACTGGTCGAACAGCTCAACAGGGCAGTCCTTGTGAAGCATCAGGGTCACATGTCTCTCAGCTCGGCTAGATCACCGGGGCCGATTGAGTTGACACGCGCTTATGTGTGGGCTGTGGCTATGGCTGGCAAACCCAAAGCACAAACCAAAGTCGCTTACGCCTTTTCCTCATAGTTTCTTTATCTTTGCATAATCGTTGCAAATGCAACAAGCGTGTGTCACAATCACAGTGATGGGATTTTTCACTCGCACCAATCCACCTGCTTTTGCAGCTGAGCCGGTCAAGGCTGCCTATGGCACGGCTAACTACGGTGTAAACAATTATGTCTCGTGGACTGGATCGTTCAAGCGTGAGCAAGCAATCCAGATTCCTACAATCTCTCGCGCACGTGACTTGATTGTTTCGCTTATCTCTGGCCTTCCCTTCAACCAGTATTCGCTGATGTGGGATGATCAAGCAGGCGAGTATGAAGAGATGATGATTCCGTCTGAGACTTGGATGTCTCGACCTGATCCAAAAGTGACGCGCCAGTTCATACTCGGCTGGACGGTAGATGATTTACTTTTCTTCGGAAGAGCTCATTGGGTAGTAACCAGTCGCTCGTCTACAACTGGTTTCCCTCTTTCTTTCCAGTGGATTCCTGCAGCCGATGTCACCATCAAGAACATGCCCGGCCCTCAATACTGGACAATGCCTCAAGACATCATGTTCAACGGTCAAGAACTGAACTCAAAAGATGTCATCACTTTCTTGTCTCCGATTCAGTCGTGGCTGACCATGGGTGCTCGCGCCATTGAAATCTCTAGCCGTCTTGACAATGCAGCGATGCGCTTTGCAAGCAATGAAATCACAGCTGGCTATCTTCAGCAGACCAATGGTTCTGAGCCGATGGATGGTGAAGCACTTGGTGATCTGTGTGCAGCTTGGTCAAAGGCTCGTCAGCGCAACGCCATCGGTGCTCTGAACTCAAGTGTCGAGTGGAAAGAGTTCAACAGTGATCCGTCCAAGTTGCAACTTGTTGAGGCTCGCAAGCATCAAATGACTGAACTTGCAAACCTTTGCAACGTGCCACAAGTGCTAGTTGGTGCTGATGCCGGTACAGGCATGACATACAACAACGTGCAGGAATCACAACGCGCTCTTTACTTGTCAGCAAAGCAATACATCGAATGCATTAGTCAGACACTCTCCATGGACAATGTGCTACCTCGTGGACGGTTCTGCAAACTGGACATCTCTGATTACATCGACCACGCTGAAGAAGACAACATGATCGACACTCCCGACCCGATAGCAAATGTAAGGACACAATGAAACTCAATCTAGAATCCCCAATTTTTTCGATTATTTCTGCAGGGCCAGACGGCTCCCCCCGACGCACCATTGAAGGTGTAGCAGTGGAATGGAACACGATCTCAACTGTCTCAGGAGGACAGCAGGTCAAGTTCCTTCCCGGCTCCCTTCCAACTGATGGCCCTGCACCCAAGTTCATGCTTGACCACTCAGCAGAGAAGCCGTTAGGCATGGTCACTGAGCGAGTCGATACTGGCGATGCGATGCTCTTCGCAGCAAAGGTCGGCCCCGGTCAAGTCCGTGATGAAGTGCTTGCCATGGCAGGCCCCGGCGAGTACTACGACAGCGTAAGCGTTGGCGTACAACCAATCGACTACACATTCGAAGAGAATGTCATGGTCGTCAAATCAGGTCGCTGGATGGAGCTTTCATTGCTTCCGTTCGGCGCGTTTGCAAATGCGAAAGTCGCTCAAGTTGCAGCGTCTGAACCTGAACCAGAAACCCCCACAACCGACACTTCCGAGGAGGAAACAATGTCAGAACCAACACCAGAAGTCGTTGAGGCATCACAAGTGCCTACATCACTTTTCTTTACAGCCCCACGTTCACCAATCAAAACGAACGCCGATTACCTTCACCACCACATCAACGCAAAACTAAATCCAATGAGCGAATCTGCTTCATGGGTTGCAGCTGCAGATGAGGCAAAGGCAAAGTTCCTTGCAGCAGTAGATGACTCTTTCACCACAAACCCTGCGTTCTCGCCAGTTGTTTACGACCGTAACGTCGTACAGGTAAACATCGGATCGCGTCCAGTCATCGACGCTTGTGGTGGTACTCGTGCCATCCCAGCATCGGGCATGACAATCTCCATTCCAAAAATCACAACCAATGGAACTGTGGCAACCACAGCAGAAGCTGGAGCACCATCCGAGACCGGCATCGTGTCCTCGTATGTAAACGGCACTGTCGTCAAACTCGCTGGTCTCCAGCGTTGGTCAGTTGAATTGCAAGAGCGTTCAGACCCATCGTTCGCACAGCTCATGCTTGACAACATGACACGCTCGTATCGCAAGGCAACTGAAGCTGCAACAATTGCTGCAATCGTCGCTGGTGGTACACAAGCAACAGCAACAGCTGCAACTGCAGCAGGTATCCAGTCATTCATCTCAACCGAGTCTGCAGCTGCATACTTGGCAACAGGTGACACCGTCAGTGCTTATGCAGCAGGTGTAGGCCAATGGTCTCTCATGCAGAACTCAGTTGATACAGCAGGACGACCAATCTTCTCTGCAGGACAGCCACAGAACTCAGCAGGATCAGCCGAAGCGACAACGCTTTTCGGCAACGTCCTTGGCGTTCCATTGTCAGTATCGAGCAACATGGTTTCAACCGTCATTGACGAGTCAGCCTTCTTGATTGTGCCATCAGCAATTGAACTGTTCGAGTCCTCACAGTTGATGCTTTCAACCAATGTTCCGTCATCTGGCGAAATTGAAGCGATGATCTACGGCTACTTCTGCCCAATCGTGACGATTGCCGGTGGCCTTCGCCGTTTCAACCTGACCTGACCTAACTGAACTAGAAGGACTGCAGAACAATGGCTACATACAATCTTGCGTTTCATACACGCCTAGATGGTGTCGTTGTTCTGCAAACCTTTGTCGATACTGACATTCAGGTTCAAGACACAGTCACGATTGCTGGAGCAGGTCACGACCTCAACGGTACGCACACGGTCATCTCTAACACACCGTATGAGTACCTCGGTCAAGACGATGAAGGCGATTTACGGTTCGACTACAGCATCATCCGAGAGAACCAGTTTCTCTTCCTTGATGCTGGAGCAGACTTTGAGAGGTCGGTGGCTACCGGGACAGTAGCTACCACCTCGACGGCCTGCACATGGATCACATCTGCAGACGTTCTCTCGTGGCTTGGCATTGCAACAGCGACAGCCAACGACACAGCCTTCGTTACTGTTTGCACGGAAGCAGCTAACGCGCTTGCGTACAGGCGCAGAAGGGCAGCCGGTTACACGGACGCTCTAACGCCTGCACCGAGTGCCGATGTGAAACTCGGAACAACAATGATGGCTGGGAACCTTTACCGTCAGCGTGGAGCTGCAGGTGGAGAATCGTTTATGTCGTATGAGTCAATGCAGGCTGGAGGCTCACCCTTAGCGATGGGCGACATCCTGCGTTTGTGGGGCGTGAACCGTCCACAGGTTGCATAGTGGGTCAAACAAATGACGCTCGCATCAGGCTGGAAACAGCACTGACCGATGCTGGCGTTGTTGTCGTTTCAGACTCACGCAACGCAAGGCCTCTCACAGCAATCATTGACCCCCCGACAATCACAAGATCGTCAACCAATCAAACTTCTCTGTCGTTTCCTGTAAACGTACTCATGCCACCACCGGGCAACCTCGACGCGCTCATTGCGCTTCTTGATCTGATGGACACAGTGATGCTTGCAACTGGAGCGACAGATGCATCGCCTACTGTTTACACAGTTGGCAATCAAGAACTACCTGCCTACACGGTCACCGTGCCGTGGGTGGCGTACCCATAAAGGAACACATGGCAACATACAAAGTCATCGCAGACAATGTCTCAGGCAAGAAGCCCGGCGACACAATCACAGACGAGGAACTCATCGGATGCTCCGTTGAGGCTCTCATTCTCGGTGGTCACATCGAGGCAAACAAAACATCCAAACCAACCAAGGAAGCAGAGGCCGAGTAATGGCTATTTATGTAAACAAAGACATCCAAGTGAAAGTCAACACTGTTGACCTCACGACCTATGTCACGAGCGTGGAAGTTGTCAACGCCGTGGACAGCGTCGAGGTAACTTCGATGTCTGCATCAGCAGTGAACGGCCACATCTTTACAGGTGGTTTGCAGAACAACACCGTCACAATCAACTTCAACCAAGACTTCGCAGCCACCAAGGTGCATGCAACTCTCAAGGGTCTTGTTGGCGTTCCGACCACAGTCGTTGTTCGTCCTACCTCTGCAGTTGCTGCAGCTGGCACGAACCCAGACTTCACTGTGACCTCGGCTCTCATGTCTGAGTATCGACCTGTCATGGGTGCTGTAGGCGACCTCGCCACTGTTGGCGCGATCACCTTTTCAGGTGGACTGTACACAGAGACTGCATAATGTTTGAGCTTTTCATCGCCACCGTGCTGGTTGATGGAAGCGAACATGAAGTCGCTCTGTCAGTAGCAAGTCTCCTTGAGTTTGAAAGATTGCACACAGTGTCAATCATCAAAGCCATCGACGACAATCTCTCAATGGAATACCTCGTCACGCTTTCCTACCTTGCTATGAAGCAGGAAGGCCACGTGTCCAACATTGAGAAATACAAAGCAGAAGTCAAGGGTGTCTCCTACAGGGTGGAGCGCATCCCTTTTGGCGAGACGGTGTCCACGGAATCATTGCCGGACTAATCCTTCAGGGGATTCCATGGCAAGACCTCCGAGAGATGCCGGTCACGCTCATCTCAACCCTTAGCCAAGCAATCCAAGACAGGCAGAAGTAAACATGGCGCAAGCAAAAGTCATCAACCCAAACAGAGACCTAGCTGCAGCCATCAAAGCCATCAAAAAGGTTGAGCCTGATCTGATTCGCCAGATGCAAAAAGACATGCGTCGCGCAGCTGCGCCAACCATCAAAACAATCAAGGACTACGCCTTATGGCTTGACCCTGACCTCACGCCTTTCAACAACAGTGGCGACTCAAACATCCTCAAGGGTGAACTCATCAAGGGTCGTGGTGGTGCTACACGCTGGCGCAAGGAAGCCATCTTGCGTGGCATCCGAGTCAAGTTCGGTGGTGGCACACGCAAGTCACGCATGGGTCGCAAACAGTACGCCATTATGAGCATCTATCAGGCGAACCCTGCAGGGGCTATTTACGACAATGCAGGCTCAGGCCCATCGGACTCAGCGTTTGTTGAGAACCTTGACAATCAAGACAAGGCACACAAAGACGGTGAGCGCAAAGGCAAAAAGGGCGCATCGCGTTACATGTGGCCCGGTGCAGAATCAGCCATGCCAATGCTCAGAGAACAAGCACACATAATCCTCAACAATGTGATCCAAGACTTCAACCGTAGGAAGGCTCTCTAATGGCAAACATCGTTCTGCCTTTCGTCACCACGTATGACGACAAAGGCGCAAAGAAAGCAGACCTGTCTCTCAAGGGTCTGATGAAAACACAGCTCGGTATGGGCGTGTCTGCAGCTGCAGTGGCGCAACAGATCGGAAAGGCTGTCAAGGCTTTTGCTGAGGATGAGGCACAACAGAAGCAGTTGTCTCTTGCCGTTCGTAACTCAACAGGCGCATCGGAGGCTCAGGTTGCAGCCATCGAGGACACCATCAGCAAGATGCAGTTCCAGAAGGCCGTGTCGGACAGTGAGTTGCGTCCGTCGTTAGCCTCACTTGTGAGGGCCACCGGCGATGTCACCAAGGCTCAGAGCTTGATGAACCTTGCTCTCGACATCTCTGCCGGTACAGGCAAAGACTTGCAAACAGTTTCTTTGGCGTTGGCTAAGGCACAGGCTGGCAATGTTGGTGCGCTTACTCGTCTTGGTGTGTCGCTCGACGCTAACGCTGTCAAGACAAAAGACTTTGACGCAATCACGCGAGAGCTGAGTTACACATTCCAAGGTGCAGCCGACGCTGCAGCGAACTCTGCCGAAGGTGGATTCAAGAAACTTCAGATTGCAACCGATGAGCTGTATGAGACTGTCGGTGGCAAACTTGCCCCGGTCTTAGGTGACTACGCCACTGCAGCATCCAAGATTGCTGAGGCAACCATCGGTGCTGAAGGCAAGACTGAAGGCTGGTCAAATAAAATCTTCGGACTGGTCACGCGCATCTTGCCAGCGACTCAGCAGATTGGATTCTTGAACAACGCAGTCAAGGGCTATGCCAACACTGCCGGTGCAGCAGTGACAGAGACTCGTAACTTGTCGCGCCAGTTCCGTGCGTTTGAGGGTCAGATGATGTCTGCCTACGAGAACGGTCTCAAGCCCACCAAGGAAGAACTTGCAGCATTGGCAAGGACTCAGGACACAGCGCGAAAGAAGGCCAAAGACTACGCAGAGACGTTGCGTGATCGAGTTGGCACTGCGTTGCAAACAGTCAAGGACAAGGTCAAGTCAGCACAAGATGCTTATGACAACTTTCGTGACTCTCAAGCCGAGTCAATCACTGGCTTCGTTTCTTTGTCTGAGGCTGTCAAGACTCAAAAAGATGCCGAAGATGAACTGTCAGATGCTCTCAAGACACGCGCACAGGCCTATACAGACCTCGCAAAGATTGACCCTGCAGCACAGGCCGACGATTACGCAAACGCCTTAGAACGCGTCGCACAGGCTGAATCAGATGTGGCATCGGCAAGCACAAAACGCTCAAAAAGTAACTACCTCACTGTCTTTCAGAAACAGATTGAGGACGCTAAAAAGTTTGCATCAAACCTTGGTCACCTCATCAACGCAGGACTTGGTCAGGCTGGCCTGGCACAGCTCATCAACCTCGGCCCAGAAGCAGGCGTGGAAGTCACAGATCACATGATTGCCGTGCCTAACGCTGGAGCAGTCACGCAACTCAACCAAGACCTTGCAGGCCTCGCTAGTTCGGCAACCAGTTTCGGCAACATCGGTGCAGGTGCTTTCCTTGGTGGCAACCTTGCCAGTGCTCAAACCACGCAAGGCACAGTCAATCAAATCAGCATCCAAGTCAATGCCGGTCTTGTCTCTAACCCTGCACAGGTAGGCCGTGACATCATCGAGGCAATCAAAAACGCCGAGCGACTATCAGGTCAGGTGTTTGTCAGCGTATGACGCTCCCTGTGATTCAAGTCCTTGTCGGATTCCAAACGACAACTAACTTCGGAACACCGTTCCAGTTAGATGACCCTGTCTATGGCAAGTTGAACACAGGCACTCTCGGTGGCATCCAGTTTGCAGATGTGACCTCATCGGTGCAGTCCATCAACATCAACCGTGGACGCTCACGCCAGTTGCAAGAGTTCAACGCAGGCACAGCAACAGTTTCTTTCTACAACAAGAACCGAGCCTTTGACCCTCTCAACACCTCGTCGCCTTATTGGAACACCACCGGCAACGTTACAGGCATCGTTCCTCGACTGCCAATCCAAATCTATGCAAACGGACTGCCCATCTACACAGGGCTAGTCACCGACTGGAATGTCGAATACGACCTTGCTTTCAATGACATGGCCTACGCCACATGTGCAGACGACTTCACAGTCTTGGCATCTAACAACCTCAACGCACACACCACCACACAAGAACTCAGCTCAACACGCGTCAGCACAGTGCTCGACTACACAGAAGTGAACTATCAAGGGTCACGCTCCATCGGAACTGGATCATCAACGCTTGGTGGCACAGCTGCATCGGCAGACTTTTCCATTGCTGAAGAGACACCACTGCTCAACTATCTGCAAACAATCACAACCTCTGAGCAGGGCTTTCTTTTTATGTCGTCAAACGGCACACTCACATTCAAGGGTCGCTCATCCGTTCTCAACCCAACCGTCAAAGCAGCCTTTGATGTTGAGGCCAGCGGCATCCCCTATCAAACCTTGACAAACCAGTTCGGTGACGAACTGCTCTACAACTACATCGTGACCCAATCACCGGCAGGAGCTGCACAGATTGCCTCTAACGCTGACAGCATCGCCCAATACCAGACACAGACCTACTCAGACACAAACCTTCTCAACTCCACCACAGCAGAGGTCGCTGGCCTTGGCAACTATCTGCTCGGCAGATACAAGCAACCAGTCCTTCGCTTTACAGGTCTATCAACGCAACTCTTGCCACTATCAGACACAAAACAGAACCAGTGCCTTGCGCTAGACCTGACAGATGTTTGCACAGTCAAGAAATACTTCGTTGCTGGAACACCAACATCGGACACTCAGACTCTCATCGTGTCTGGCATCTCACACAACATCACACCGGGATCACACATCGTGACGTACACCTTCGAATCAGCTGACTCGAACGCCTATCTCACCTTGAATGACCCCATTTTCGGTACTCTAAACGAGAACCTTCTCAGTTTCTAAAGGAGACAAACATGGCAGATCAGACATTCACATCAGGGCAGGTGCTAACTGCAGCCCAGATGACAACCCTTCAGCAGGACATCGGCTTGACTTGGATTGCAACAACGACCTATACAGGCTCAACTGCTGCATCCGTCACAGCGTCATTGTTGAACTGCTTCTCGTCAAGCTTCTCAAACTACAAAGTCATCATCAGCCACTACGGAAGTGCTTCAACAACCTTTGCTTTCCAGATGGTTAGTGGTGCAGGCGTAGATGCAGGTGCAAACTACTTCGGCTATGGCCTTGCCTACAACGCTGGCGTGACCGACATCGGAGGAGCAGCGACAGTTTCTCAGCGTTGTGGTGGCCACTCATCTACATCGACCATTCTTTGCGAGACCGTGATTGACATTGCAAACCCGAACATCGCTGCAAGAACGCAAGCAAACATCCACGCTTTTGACGCAAACGGCCCAGCTGTGCTTCTGCTTGGTACACAGGTAGCAACATCTACTCAGTACACCGGCATCCAAATCATCCCAGCATCGGGCAGTATCACAGGCACTATGCGTGTGTATGGGTATCGCAACTCGTGAAGCGTCTAGCCCTGATTAGTTTGTTTGCAGTGTCGCTTGCCAGTTGTGGAGACCGTACACGTGTCAACTGTGAACGCATCAAAAACAAAGCACCTGGAGTCGTGACCACGGTGCAAGTTGGTGGTGGTCGCTGTGGCTAGAAGGCGATACACAAACGACGAAATCAAAGCCCGACTCATCTTGATCGTTGGCATCACATTGTCAGTCACTTTTGTGGCCTCCACAGGTGCTCTGCTCTATGGTTTGCTTTTTGTCGTGCAGCCTCTTGAGGTCAGTGAAAATGATAAATCTGCATGGGCGCTCCTAAGCCCCATGATGCTCTTTCTCTCAGGGGCGCTCTCATCATTGCTCGCATCGAACGGTCTCAAAGCACCAACCAAGCCACCAACAAAGGACACAGAATGACCCTCAACCTCACACCCTCACAGAAGGCTCTCCTAGCCTCCTACGGACGCTCACTACTGGCAAGTGCTGTCGCTACCTACACAGCGACACAAAGCCCCACAGCGACGCTCAACGCAATCTGGGCTGCAGCCATCCCGACAGCAATGCGATACTTCAATCCAGCAGACAAGGCTTTCGGTCGTGCCTAGGCCCTATCCTTACTACCCCTCATGGGATGGCAAGAAAGCCTCAGAGCTGATTCTGCGCGTGGCTGATCTAATGCAGCGTCGCTACAAAGGCACGAAGAACCTCGGCACATACGTCAATAGAAACATGCGAGGCTCAGACAACCTCAGCGTTCACGCCTCTGGCTATGCCCTCGACCTGTCGTTTGTAAACCAAAAGCAAGCAGAAGAAATCTTCAACTATCTCCTAGGCACAGCCGAGGTCGATGGCAAGAAAGTGCAGCTGTCTGCCTACCTAGGTATCTGCGAGCTTCATTGGTATAACAAGCCCGGCACGACACACGGTGTCGGCTACAGGTGCAGTCGTGGTGAGGGTCTCAAAGGTTTGAAGGTTTGGACAGCCACAGACAATGGTGGCCCCGGTGGAAATTGGCTACATCTGGAGGTCGATAAGGCCATGACACCTGATGAATGGGAACAACGATTTAGGGCCACTAAGCCTGTCAAGGACGCATAGCACCTTCTTGCCTTTCGGTGCTTTGCTAGGTGGATGGGTGCTTTCTCCTAGTGCCTATCCACCACCACTCGCAGATTGTTTGCTAACTTGCAAACATTCCAAGCAAGGGAAAAGGAGACAACAATGTTCAACGATCTGCCACTGTTCAGACTTAGCGACCCAGTAACAAGTCGAGAGGGTGCAAAGGCTGTCAAGCCACGCAGAACCTCACAGGCGATGCTTCTGCTGGCTGAGTACCAACACAGGCCACTCACCGACGAGGAAGCAGGCATAGCCTCTGGACTCGTATACAAGCCAAAGTGTGGCTACTGGAAACGATGCTCAGAACTCCGAGCATTAGGTCTCATCATGGACACCAACACCACTCGACCATCAAGTGCAGGGTGCTCGATGATGGTCTGTGAAATCACAGCTGCAGGACGCGAGGCACTCCGATGACCGACCTTCAATTCTTCCAGACGCTCATCTGTGGCTGGCTCATGCATGCAGGCTGGGCATTAGGGATGAGGCTGTGGCGCAACCCACCAATCCCACGCACCATCGAATACATCTCAGAAGATGACCGGACACTTGTCCAAATGTTTACAAACCACAAAGGCCTGATTGAGCATGTGCAAGTCGCACTACGTGGTGATCGCCACGGCTCATGGGGGCTGACAACCAAAGTAGAGAGAGTTGATTAGAAGAGTATGTCTAACGGCAATAATCATCGCGCTAACCATCCCAGCGCAGGCGCAAGCCAAAGAGGAATGGAATCACCCGATGCCAAAATCTTGGTATTTAGACCTCGCTCGCTGCGAGACCGGCAACAACACGAGACACTCGACGAGGAGTTATGTGACTGCCTTTGGTGTGTACCGTCGGACATGGGACTACTGGAACGACACCCCAGCATCCAAGGCTCACTTACTAACGTTCGCTCAACAGGCGAGAGGAGTTGATCGGATTGCTTTCTTTGGACACACCGAGGGTGGAAAATTTAGATACCCAGTTTCGGTGTATGGCTGGGGTGCTATCAAACACAACTGCAACGGCCTGAACGATCAGCTGTGCAAATCTAGACACCCGGTTGTGGTAAGAATAAGGCGTTGCAAGTAATTGCAAACACACAAGGAGAACAAATGAAACAGGACACAGTCACCGTGGCTGTCAGGCTCAGCCGAGCAGACCACGATCTACTAGCACAGCGCGTCGGCAAGGATGGCAAACGAATGTCAGACATCGTGCGTCGATGCTTAGAGCCACAGCTTGCACACCTGCGAGCAATCGCAGCTGCAGAAGCAAAAAAAG